ATAGAATCCGTGCTGGAAGACGCCAACCATTCGGACATTGTTGCCAAGGATCCGGCGGGCCGCCGCGATCCTGTTGGCTTTCAATGCCCCCCTAACCAGCTGTTTGATTTCAAACGACGTGAGTGCATTCCACTAAACAAAGATACTGTTCTGGCTTCAGCAGACGAGAGCGCGGCCGATAGAAATCTGTCACCTCTTCCGGAGGGAAAACCTGCCCGTCTTCCTCAAGACTGTCCCGAAGGTACTATCTGGGATGCCAATCTTAGAAAGTGTAAACCATTAGATAGTAGCAAAAAGACCAAATCTTCCCAGGAGGAAGAAGCAGCCTTGCCCGATTTTCTTCAGAAGATTATAGATAAAAATAAGGATAAGCGGGGTAAGAAGGGTAAGGACTCCAAGAAAGAAGAGAAGTCACAAGCTCCAGCATCCGGACCAGGCAAGCAGAAGGATGACCGTGGTTGCGTCCCTCCTCAGGTTTGGAATCCTGTGACCCAGAGATGCGAAGATCCAAAAGGTAAATCCAAAAGTGGAATGCGTAAAGAAGAGTCCCAGAGTGTAACAACTGGTAATAGAGAAGGGTTAACAGACGCAGTTCCGGGTAAGGTAAAACTTCCTTCAGATTGTCCTCCCGGAACCATTTGGGATGGAAATCGACGCACTTGTACTCCTCTTTCCACTATGGATAAGAATCGACCCAACGGTTCTTCAGGTCCGCAAAACCCCAAGGATACCGCCGAGCTTCAAATCGAGAATATGTCTCTTAACCGTATCATCTCTCATCTTGATCAAATTATTCAAAACGAGGTAAAGTCTGGTCGTAAAGAAAAGGCGAAGGTGGCCGCTAAGGATTTGCCCAACGAAGCTTTTCCACCCTCCTTAGTTAGTTCTAGCCGGCGAGCCCTCATGCATCACACCCCAGAGGTTGAGCACGCTTACGAAACCGATACCGTAGATCTTTCGCGTCTCCGAAATGCTCTGGCCCGCGTATCTTCTGTTCAAGGATTTGCAACCAAAGCCGTTGAAGATGCTCGAGAACATCTACTTTTCCATGCCCGTGAGATTCTGAAAAATAGACTGGGAAAAAATTAAGCACTGAGGGTCAGATTACAGATCCCTTAGCATTTCATCCTCAGTGCCAACCTACGGAGATTTTCGATCCAAAATCCGGTTCTTGTATCCCCATTACCAATATAAAAGGCACGGATCCTGCTGGAACTCTAGAGTGCCCTGTTGGGTTTATTTTAGATAGCAAGTTAGGCATGTGTATTCCTGAGAGTCCGCGTTCGCAGGCCCAAATGAATTTCCAACCGTCTGACAAAATGCAGCGTTGTATTGACAGCGTAATGTCCGTTATGGGTAAGAAACGTCCCAAGATGCAAGATAAGGATTTAAAAAGGTCAGCTATCGCAATTTGTAGAACGAGGTTGGATAAATGAAGAAGGAAATCAAATACTTCAAGGACAAGGCTTTCCACCTCCCAGACGAAGATCGAGAGCGACTATCTAGGGCCCTTTATCGTTTAGTGGCAGATAACTTTTCCATGACCATTAAGGGATATAACTTCCACTGGAATGTAGTGTCCCCAATCTTTGAGGATCTTCATGAGATGTTCGGAGACGATTACGAGACTATGTTAGCCGACGCGGATCTTATTGCCGAAAGAATTAGAGCCTTAGGTTTTTCAATCCCTGCGAGTTTGAATCAATTTGCGTCGGAAACCACTATCAACGATCAGAACGGTGTGCCAGATTGGCGTGCCATGGTTGAAGAGTGGGTAGGGGATCATTTTCTCATGTCCCGAGAGGCCCGCGCGGCCCAGAAAGTGGCCGAAGAAGTCGGAGACAACAACACCCTAGCAATGCTGGACACTATTATCCTTTTCCACGAGAAGAGGGCATGGATGTTTCGAAGCATTCTAAGCACAGGCCCGGATAGATTCCCTAACCCACGGGCCTAAATAAGGAGGCCGTGACATGTTCGGGGATCCACTGTGGGAATTCCTAGGAATGCTGTTGGAAAATTATGGATTGCTGTCCGTTGTTACGGCGATCCAGATCGGAATTATAGCTTACTTGTTTCGGCTTTTGGGCAGTAAGGAAGAAGAAAAAATAAAGCTCACAGAGAAACTTCTTGAGCTTTCTGAAAAAAGACTAGAAGACGCGAAAGAGGAACGAGAGGACTACGAGGAGCTAGCAAGAAATCTCGACCAGTCTATTAATCTTCTTATTAAGGTTTTCCGCCAACGCAATGGCGATTGAGGAGTGAATGATCATGCGCAACGGACATAGCCCTAGCAAGGAGGAAACAGTCCCAATGATTGAACAAATTGATCACCTTAACGAGGAAGCGGATCAGATTAAGGAAGCTGTACAAGCGCGCAGATCTGCCACGCACAAAAATTTGGCAGCTCTGTCTGAAATTTTAGAGCAATTCTCAGGAGAGACGCAGGCAGCCGCCGCAAATATGAACTAGGAGGCATAATCAACATGGCGCAAGAGAATATGGTTAGAGTCTATGCACCTATCGACGTGCAGGAGCACGTTGCGAAAGCTGCACAGGAGAAAGCTGCTGTTCTTGCGTTCCCAGAGGAAAAGCAGGGGGATCTTCAGTATATTCGATCCATTCTAGTTTCCGCAGGAACTAACAAGAACGGCGCTCATTTCCTGCCTTCCGAAATGATGAAGGCACATAATACTATCGTCCACAAAGCGATAGATATCGAACACGAGGAAGAAAAAGTTATCGGGCATCTTTACGATTCCGCGTTCCTTTTCAAGGACGGGGAGCAATTCGATCCTCTAAAGCTGATGGCTCAGTATCAAGAGATTTCTAGCAATCCAGATGATATTGATATTGATATCGCAGTTGCTGGAGTGATCCACAAGCTGAGATTTCCAGAGTACGCGGAAGAAATTATGGCTGGTCTCTGGAAGGTCTCCATGGAATGTTACTTCAAAGATTTCGACATAAAGGTAGGAAACCAAATTATCACGCGAGACGAGGCATCGGCCCTTGGTTACAATCCGGATGATCTTATCGGCGGCTTCGTTAAGATTGTGGCTGGCCAAAAGGCGTTGGGTAAGCACTTCGTAGCCCGCGTCTTGCGTAATATTACTTTCAGTGGTATGGGAATTGTCAAGAATCCAGCAAATCCTCACTCCATTATCATGGAGACCGCCGCCCATAGAGAGTTGATGGAGAAGGGTGACTTTGTGATCGATATGGAGCACATAGATAATCTCCGAGGTAAAAATAAAATTAACATTCGGAGTGAGAAAGCGGAAGAGCAGGTTGACAATTCAGAAGAATTGGCAGATTCTTTAGTACAGGAAGTAACACCTGTTATCGAAGATCGGCAGGCGGAACGGGTGTATATCGAGGTAGATAAAGAGACAGGCGGAATTAAGCGTATTCTGTCAGTGGGGGAAAAAGAAGATGCTGCGCTTCGCTGGACAGGACCTGGACTTGGCGGTCCCGGGACTGTAACGTCCTATCCAGATTCGTTGTGCGTAAGTTTCAAAAAGAGACTTACCAAGTTTAACGCTCTTGATCAATCTGAAGGTCAGGTTGTTCGTGAGCACTGGTGTGCTTTGTTTGAAGAACCTTGCCCGGTCATTGGAGCAACCGCTAAGGCCCCTGAGTGTCTTCGAAACCAGAGAAATAGAACTACTCGTGATGAAGATGATAATACTATGACGAAGACTATCCGCGAACATATAGACGATGCCCCAGGTAATACATTCACCACAGTTCTTCAAAGGCCGTCTCTTACAAGAGACGCAGCTTCCGCAAACTCTTCTGTTCTTCGAGAACAGGCCCGGGCTTTACGAAATTCCCTGAGAGAGTACATCGCCGCCGAAAAAAAAACTTTAGAGTAATCTCTGAAGCAATAGAAGCGACCTCCGTAATTACCCCAACTAAAGTTGTAAGATTCAAGCACAAGATAGAGGCTTTTAAAACTGCTCAAACACTTGCGCCAAGCGCTGAGCGGGAAAAGGCTTCCGGATTTGTACTTCTAGTGGGCTCCGACCCCAAAGTAATATCGGTCGGAGACGACCGTGAGCAAGCGGTGGAATATGCCGTTCAATTACTAGGAGAAAAAGACACAACTGTAATTCTTTCTAAACTCCAATCTCGCATTGGCGAGAATTTAGTAACAAAAGATCAGCTGATTCTTACCAGAAAATAATAGGAGGGAAGCCATGGCAAAGCCAGATCTACAACAGGTTCGAGTAAATCCTTCTAATGGCGAACTAAGCCGTCTAGATGGGAAGCTTGGTCTTTCCAAAGATACTCGATTTCAAGCATTAACCGATGCCGCAGATGATAGCGCCGCAAATACAGCGGGTGTTCCAGTAGGCGGTCTTTATCGAACTGGTAGTATTTTAAAGGTACGTGTTGCTTAACGTGTTAACTACGTTATTAGTTAAGGTATAGCTATTTTTAGGGAAAAGGAGTAGATGCGAGGAAGCGTGACACAAAGAGCACGCCAGGTTGAAATTCGTTGGGGGACGAAAAATAAACCAACCCAAAATCCTAAAAAGGAGGAAGAGCCGACATGATCGACTTCGCTAATATGACTCAGGAACAGTTCAACGCTCTAGTTCTAGCTAAGGTAGAAGAGCAGCTCTCCTCTCGCGAAGAAGCAGAAGCTCGCCGAGAAGCCGAAGAGGCCCTGGTTGAAGCTCAGGAGACTTTCGAGACTCTACGTGCATCCATCGAGGCAAAGGATGCCAAGCTTCGCGAGTATGAGGAAGCTCTTGCAAACCTTGACGTTGACCCGTCTGCAGCTGAGGTTGCAGCAAATGGGCGAATTGTTGAGCTTGAGAACGAACTCGAAAAGGCTACGCACCGCGCAGAGGTGGCAGAGGCTGCTTTAACTACTCTCGCAAGAGAGGAGACTGCCGCTAGCCGCATGTCTGAGCTTGAGGAGGAGGGTCTTTCTCTAGAGGAAGATGCCGCCGAAGCTCAGTATGCAAAAGTCCGGGAAATGACGGACGAAGAGTTCGATTCCTATAAGTCTGAACTATCTGCTCTGAAGAGCAAGTATTCCTCGTCTTCTGTAGAAGAGCGGGAAGAAACTGAGATGTCCACACTAAGCGCTGATGAAATTAAGATGATTGCGCAAAGTTTGGGCTGCGATCCATCCGATTCCAAGTGCATCTCCCTCGTTCAGGAAGTTGCTGAGCGCATGTCTGAAGTTTCCAATAATCGCCGAGTCGCCAAGAGCAAGTCCACTCAGGACAACTCTGGAGAAGCTGGGAAAGAGGAAACTGAAACTGCTACTCAGACCGACCTGGAAGAGCCAAAGAAGGAAAAGGCAAGCCTTTCCTTAGGAGAAGCTATTACCAGAGCACTGGATCAGAACATTCAGGCCAATGCAAGTCTGAAGGAAGAAATGTCCCAAGCATGGGCGGATTACTACGCTGAGAAGCGTGGTACTAAAAAGACCGAGTAAAACAAAAGGGAGGTAATCTAACATGGTGTTCATTCCTCGTGACCCTGTTATGCAGAACCAGTTTCTCACCCACGATTCTAGCAAAGGCAGCACCGCGTCCGCGGGCTCCGTCGTTGCTTTGTCCGGTGATCAGCTGGTCGAGGTAGTTAGTGGTACCAACACTACACCTTATGGTTTCCTCATGCAGAACGTAAAGGCTGAGTCTTCCGCTCATCCGACGGGCTTCCGACTTCCAGGAGATCTCGGTAGCTCTGACGCCTTCACCGGTGATCCGGTGGCGGTAGCTCACCTTGGACTGTATGACACCACTAATTATGACCCAGCAGTAACGTTTGCTGCTGGTGAGACCTTGCACTCTGATGCGCAGGGACGTCTCACGAATGTAGCTGGCTCCGGCGCCCTCGGTGTTGCCGTTGCTGTTGCACAGAATAACGTTGTAGGAAGCACAGGCGCACGCCTGAGAGTTAAGCTTCTAATATAACCCAAAAAGGAGGTATCTATCTCATGGATAGAACAAAGCTACAGGAACTATTCAAGGCAACTGCGGCTATCGATACCCCTGAGGGTATGGAGGCTTATAAGGCTTTCGCGCAGGCCCTTACCGTGCCTATTCTTCAGGAGATTCGAGACGCGTCCATTATGCGGCAACTGTTCGCTGTTGAGCGTCTGGCTCCTGGTGCGCAGGCTGTGTATCCGGTTGCTGATGACTTCGAGATCCCAGTATTCGTACTGCCAGGTCTCGGATACATTGCACAGAACTTTATCGAAGGTGTTGGTGAGGAAGTATATGTTCCTACCTTTGCCATTTCCGTTTCGGCGGATTGGAAAGTTACCTACGCTCGAGATTCCCGCATCGATATTCCAGAGCGCGCCGCCCGAAATGCCGCGCGAGCAATTGCTGACTTTGAGGAGGAGTCCGGATGGCGAGTAATCGTTCCCGGTGCTACTACCGCATTTTCAGGTCAGGGTCTGCTCGGACCCCGCAGTGCTCCCATTTTTCAGGTTCCCACCGGTTCTACTGGTGAGAAGTTTCTTTCCAAGGAACTGCTCAACCTGATGTTGGTCGGTATGAAGCGTACTCGCCGAAGCCTGACCGATTTGTACATTTCACCTGAGGACGCCGCGGATATCCGCGAGTGGACTGACACTCAGGTTGATCCCATTACTCGTCGTGAGATTTTCCAGGCGGCCGGTATGGGTAACATCTGGAACGTCAACATGCACGAGGTATTCCAGCTTGGCGCAACTGGTCGATTTAACATCAACCAAAACGGTGCCGCGTTCGGAGTCTTCCAAGTTGATGCAGGTGGTGACTTCAATGACTATACGCCAACCAACGTTAACGCCGTTGATGCGAATGGTAATGTTACTACCGCGGGTGAGACCCAGGTCTATGGTTTCGATCTGTCGGTTAATGATTCTCTCGTCATGCCTATCCGAAAGGAATACGAGGCGCATGACGACCCCACGTTGCTGCGGCAGCAGAAGCAAGGATTCTTCGGTTGGGAGGAAGTTGGATTTGGACTTCTCGACAATAGAATGGTTCTTACGGGTGTTATTGATCGATCGTCCTAGTCGTTTTTCATTCCCTTTGGGCAGGGGTGCGAGCCCCTTCCCTCTGGGAACAAGGATTTTAAATTATAAAACGGGGGATTCAGTTGGCCAAACCAGAAGCGCTTCCCACATTTTCTAAAGGCGGAATAGTTTACGTCGACGACGGACTTTCTGATTTAACTCCCGTTGGCATTCTCATATCAAGCGGTACTCTAATTGGCGGAGCCCTAACTTTTGATTCTCTAGTTGGAAATTTAGCCACGGCTAGTGGTGTATTCTCGAAGTCTTTAACTGTTTCTGGTATCCCTGTAGATATCTCAGCTGGAGGTGGGCCTGGGGCCGGTGTCTCTTCTCTTAACGGACAGCAAGGAAGTATAATCCTGCAAGGTCAAGGCGGGACTACCGTAACCACAGTCGGAACAACCATTACTATTTCTGGGGAGATAGGATCAGGGGTTGTTAGTGATCACTCAGCTCTGTCTAATTTAGACTTTGAGAACTCTGGGCACACCGGCTTTGCATCTTATGCAGAGCTTACTACGACTAGTGGGCATCTTCAAACTCAGATAGACAGCCAGTCGGCCGCCGGTGTACTGTCCGTTAACGGTGAAACAGGGATTCTGACCGTAACTGGAACTGCAGGAGTAGTTACGGAAACTTCTGGTGGTTTACTTACCCTATCGTCGGACGAATCCCAAATCGATCACGATCAGCTGTTAAACTTTGAAGAGTTGGAACATTTTACTGAGGCATCCATTGATCACACCAACATTCAGAATGTTGGAAATAACACCCATTTGCAAATCGATATGCATTTGTCCGAACTTGCCACTAGTGGGACTAATGTTGTAAACTCTTTGACCTCTCATACGGACGATTCAAGTCTCCACTTTACAGTTGAAAATATTGACCATGGTACTGTCAGTGGTTTAGGAGACGATGACCACATCCAGTACGCCTTAGTGGATGGTTCTAGAGGATTCACCGGTGCTGTTCAAGGAATAGACCCCACACTCGATGCTGACTTAGCCACTAAGCGATATGTGGATCAGGAAGTATCTAATGTTGCCGGCGGCCCGGGAGTTGTTTTAGGAACAGATGGGAACACTGTTATTTCTGGAACCAACCAGGTAACTATACAAGGTTTCCGTACGGAATTCGTTACTGCATCTGGATCACTCCAGTCTCAGATTTTTTCAAATGATTCTGATATTTCAATCAACGCCGTTGGGATTTCAAATAATACAATATCCATTGTAACCACCTCCGGACATCTACAATCACAAATTGACGGCATAGACAACCATCCTCGTTATACGGATGCCGAGGCTGTTTCAGCCACGGAAGCTTTAAGGGTTACTCTTTCAGGACATCTTCAGTCCGAAATAGACTCTAACACTGTGTCCCTTCTCCAACTTGATGGGGAAGTTACAACCTTGGATTCGCAACTGGTTACGGCAAGTGGCCATTTACAGAATCAGATAGATAGTTTTCCAATAACTTCTGGAACCGTTTCATCTCCAAATGCTTTACAAGGTGTTGATGGTATAACTATAATTTCGGGGTCCAACGTCGACACTGTTCAGGGATTTAGAAACGAGTTTGTCGCTGCCTCTGGTTCTTTGCAATCGCAAATAGCTTCCATAGATACCGGCAGTCCTATGGCCGGTAAGGCTCTCGTCGGTTCTGACGGAATCACAATTGTCTCCGGCACTAGCGATATTGAAGTTCAAGGGTTTCGCAGTGAATTTGTTAACGTCTCTGGATCTCTTCAGTCCCAGATAGACAGCAATGCTGCTGCCATCACAGACAGTAACTTTCTTATCGTCACAAGCTCTGGACATCTACAACAGCAGATAAATGACATAGAAGTAGATGAGTTGGAACCGGCTATAGTAGGACTCGATGGTATCACAGTTGTTTCTGGCGCTAACACCGTAAATGTTTCTGGATTTAGGTCAGAAGTGCTGTCCATTTCTGGATCTCTCCAGTCTGATATTATTGACAGTAATGCTTTAGTTCTCACTACTTCCGGACATCTTCAGCAACAAATTGACAACCTTGACGAAACCTTTGCTACTGATGCTCAGTTAATTACTGTGAGCGGGCATCTGCAAAGCCAGATAGATAGCATTGATGTAAACGAACCTGAAATTGCCATAGTAGGAAGTGATGGAATTGTTGTTGTTTCCGGTTCTGATTCCGTGGATATACAGGGATTCCGTTCCGAATTTATAGCCGCCTCGGGTTCTTTGCAAAACGACATTTTGAATAATACTGCTCTTCTCACCACTACTTCCGGACATCTTCAGGGACAAATAGATTCTAATTTCACAGGTATTGATAACAACGCCAGTAACATAGCCGCGGTAACACTCAGTGGAAGTACCCACTCGGGGGATTCCTCGATTCATTTCATGGAATCCAGTATAGACCACGTCAATATTCAAAACATTGGAAATAACACGCATGCCGAAATTGATACACACTTAGAAAATTTGGCGGTAAGTGGCACAAGTACGAACGCGGAATTGATAACGGTTTCAGGTCATTTACAAACCCAGATAGATTCCAATTCTGACGCAGCTACACAAAATACTGATTTAATAACTACAACTTCAGGTTCTTTGCAAAACTCACTTAACTCCCATGTTGCGGACACTTCGATTCACTTTACAGAGTCTAGTATAGTCCATGGTAATCTACAGGGTTTAGCAAACGATGATCACCCTCAGTACGCTTTGGTGGATGGTAGCCGTACTTTCTCTGACGGTATCAGAGTAGCAGATAACACCACTCCTTCCAGATTCTTAGGTGAAGTTTTTATAAATAACCTAGTAGTCACTGGAACCCAGACAATACTAAATACTGTTACCGACATCATGGAAAACCTTTCAGTTTCTGGTTCAGCAACTATAGGTGATCCGGATACGCCCTTTGAGGATCAATTGTGGCTCAGAGGACAGATGGTAGCGGAACTAGACGCCTCCCGATCTAGTAATCCAGTAATTGTTATTACGCACTCTGGAAATCCCGGTTCTTTGGATATTCAAGGCACTGATGGAAGCTGGGATGTAAGTAACCAAGGTAATTTCACAGCAGCTAGCGGTACTTTTTCGAATGGTTTAACCATAGGTAGCTCTACTGTTAGGCTTTTCCCAGAAAATATTGAAGCGCCGAACGCTTTAATAGACAGAATAACGTCCGTTTCTGGAACTTTTTCTGGTCCCATTTCGTCCCTTAGCACAACATCTTTCAATTTACGTAGTTTGGGCAACATCATTGCCGACGGTAACCTTGGTGTAGGTACCACAACGCCTAACGCCAAGCTTCAGGTAATTGGAAATGTAAGTATTAATCCGCCAGGCAACGGCGGTGTTACTTTGCAGAGGGATTTCATAGGTACACAAAATATAAATTTCCAAGATTTCGATGGAAATACCCGGTGGTCTCTGATACACGGGACCTCCAATCTTTTCTCTATCAGAAGTGGCGCCGGCGCTGATGTAATTAGGCTTTCTGAGAATGCTCCCTTAAGTTTGAGTGTTGCTAGTAATGGCTTTGTTGGGGTATCTAAAATTACACCCACGGTTCCCTTAGATGTTAGCGGTGCCGGCTTGTTTTCAGGGACCTTAGGAGTTACAGGTGCTGGTACTTTTAATTCGACTGTACAGATAGACGGGAACGTAGGTATCGGGGCAGCGCCTCTACCCGATCCTGCGGTCAAGCTCCTCGCTAGCCGTTCAGACGGCGCTGCTGCCATACGCATCGACGCCACAGGCACCGGCCAATCCGCTATTATGCAGATTCAGTCACTCGACGCAAACTCACTGCTTGAGTTCCGTAGGGACAGTGCAGCTAGGTGGAGCTTCCGAAACGACGGCGCCGATACCTTCTCGCTCAGAGATACTGCTTTAAACAACGTCCTTTCTGTTCCTCAAAGTGGCGACGTATCCTTAACTAGGCCACTTCAGGTTGAGGATTATGTGAGTATTAAGCAGGGCGGAGTCGAGCGCTGGAGGATTGCGGAAAACTCCGGTTTCTTGTTCTTCGGATCGGATAATACGAGTTTCCAACCGCAGGTGGTTATAGAAGACACGGCTCCCGTGAACACGCTTCGCGTCGCAGCTAACGGACGCGTTGGGATTAACCAACCTAACCCCGCCGTTGAGCTACACTTGGTGGGATCAGCAGCCATAACAGGCCAGCTCAATATGCTGGGGACCGAGCCGATCTTAATTCCTCGGCTTAACTCGGCCCAGAGGGACGCGATCGCGAGTCCTGTTGTGTCTTCGATTATTTTCAACCTGGATACGCTGTCGTTCCAGCTTTTCAATGGGTTTTCCTGGATTTCCCTAACTGCAAATGTTGATTTATCGGGACATATCCCCGACCCTGAACTTAATCAGCAAATTAATATTGTAACTAGATCGACAGAAACCTTGGCAATAGCGGAGATGTTTTCTTTTACCGGATCTGGGAGTGCTACCTACACGCTTTCCGTTGATGGTACTCCGGTTACCGGCATCTCCAACGTGACAACAGACACAACTACCAGAACTAATGGAAGGGCAGCTACGGGCGCGAATATTATTAGTGCCGGATCATTGCTTAGTCTAACCATCAATTCTATCAGCAGCGCTGTGGATCTCAGCTTCACTGTGCGGACATTTAAGTTGTAGGTGGTGATGTGAGTAGTTTTATTTATATACCTCGACGAAGGCAAATCTCCTTACCAGAAAATCAGGTTTCGTTGCTGATAAACGAAGACAGAACTTT